TCAGCGCGACCTGATCGATCCCGTCCCGCCCGAACTCATCCGCCATCCGGCCAACCCTTCATCAATCGCGCCAGCCCGTCGCGCCCGAGCGGCACCGTGCCGCGCGGCGCCTGCGTCAACATCCGCCACTCCTTCAACGACAGCCGCCACCTTCGGCTCGACCTCACCGCCGCCGCGCAACACCGCCGCCAGCACGATCATCAGATCCCGCGCCGACAGCGTCTTCATCCGCTCTGCGACCGCCGCCATCCCATCGACGCCCAGCCCCGTCTCGATCTCCGCCAGCGCCCCCAGCGTCAGACAGGCCCGACGCCGCGCGTCGCCCGGGATTACCGCCGCCTCGCCCCGCACGCCGTTCATATCGCGCTGAACCCGATGGCCCCGGCGCTGGCCAGGCTCAGCGCGAACGTCGCCTCCCCCTCGTGCTCGCCGGCGTATTCCAGCGCCGCCACCAGGAACGGCCCCTCCAGCACGCCGAAGTCCGGTACGATCAGCCGCCACCGTTTCGCCGCCTGATCGAAGAAGGCCTCGCGCACCAGGGCGTCCGACGCCGCGTCGCGAAAGATGCCCTGCCCCGACACCGCCGCCGACTTCACGCCCGCGCCGGCCAGCAGCTCGCGCCACCGCCCGGCGCTGTCGCCGTCGGTCGCATCCACCGTCTTGGCGTTCAGCGAGATCGTCCGCGCCCTCAACCCCGCCACCGTCGTGAACACGCCCGGCGCGCCCTCGATCTTCAGCAGCATGTCCTTGCCGGCCTGTGCCGTCATCCGTCTTCTCCCACTTCCTCGGTTACCGCCCTCAGCCGCACGACCGCATAAGTCCGCCGCCCGTCGCCCGCGCGGAAAACATCCGCGAATGTCGCCCTCAGCGTCGCCGTCCGCACGCCGTCGGCCTCCAGCACGGCCTCGTGCAGACACGCCCGCACCGCCGCCGAGACCGCCTTGGCCTCTTCCGATTCCGCGAACCGCGACACGCACGTCAGCGTGAACCTCTGCTCGACCCCGCCGCCGTCCGCCGCCACCGGCCGACTCTCGCACCGCCCCAGCGCCAGATAGGGACACAGCGCCCCTTCCGGTGCCTGGTCGTAAACCCGCTCCTGGATCAGGGCCGACAGCGCCGGATCGGCCTTCAGCGCCGCCACCATCGCCTTCTGCAGCGCGCCTTCATGGTCCCTCATCGCACCCGCTCCAGAACCAGCTTCGCTCGCCCCGGCCGCGCATCCTCGACCGAGACAATCCGCCACTCCGCCCCGCCGAACCGTAGCACGCGACCGATCATCAGCCGGGCATCCGCCCGCGCCTCGGCGCCCATCGTCTCGACCGCCCGCCTTTGATCGCCCTCGCCGCGTTCAGTGCGCCGACGCGCCCCGCACTTCAGCCAGGCGGATCCTGCCGCCTCGAACGACACGCTGCGCCCGCCGCAAGGCGTCTCGGCCTCCACCGGCTGAAACAACCCCGCTAGAATTCTCACAACCGCACCACGCGATAAGGCGCGATCCAGGCCTCGACCGGCTCCACCACCACCGGCTCCCCCCGCTCATAGGCCCGCAGCACCAGCATCAGGATCGCCAGCCTCAGCGGCGCCGGAGAGGTGGACGTCAGGCTCAACCCGACATCCCCCTCCACCTTCGCCTGCGCCGCCGCGATCAGGGTCTGGATCAAGCCGTCCTCGACCTCATGCTCGACCCTCAGAAACAGCTTTGCCTCCGCCACCGTCACCGGCTGCGCCATTGCAATCTCCATTGTCAGAAATTCCGTCCCCCTCCCCATGCAATGGGGAGGGGGACCACGAAGTGGTGGAGGGGCTCTTCGACGCCCGCAGAGCCCCTCCGTCACGGCGCGAAGACGCGCCGCGCCACCTCCCCGTCGCTGCGCGACAGGGAGGAGACGACCGGATCAGCTTGCGCTGAACTTCATCACCTTGATCGCGTCGAAGTTCTGCACCCCGCCGCCCACGCGCTTGGTCGTGTAGACCAGCACATAGGGCTTGGCCGAATAGGGGTCGCGCAACACCCGCACCCCCGCCCGGTCCACGATCAGATACCCCCGCTGGAAGTCCCCGAAGGCGATCGACAGGCTGTTCGCCGCCACGTCCGGCATGGTCTCGATCTCGGTGACCGGATAGCCCAGCAGGCTCGCCGTCTCGCCCAGCCGCGTCGCCGGCTGCCAGATATAGTTGCCGTCCGCGTCCTTGAACTTGCGCACGGCCGAGACCGTCTTGCGGTTCATCACGAACCGGCCGTTCGGTCGGTACTGGGCCTTGGGCGCATAGATCAGGTCGATCAGGCGATCCGCCGGACTGGTCGCCGCAAAGCCGCCCGCCGCGCCCGACGCGACATAGCCGATCTGGCCCCAGGCCTGACCCGCGTCCGCCACGGTCGGATAGGACAGAAGACCCTTGGGCTTGTTCACCCCGTCGCCATTGACGAAGGCCTGGGTCTCCTGCGCCGCAAAGGCGTCCTCGACTTCGGCCGCAAGCCATTCATCCAGATCGACCATAGCGTCGTCCAGCAACGCCTGCGTCGCCGCCGGATTGGCGTAGAGATCGGCCGACGGAAACTCCAGCAGGGCCAGGGTCGCCGGGTCCGTCTCGGGCCGCGCGGCCGTCTCCGCCACCCACCCGCAGGCCACGCCCGCCGTCGATACCGGCTTTCTGAACACGCCGGTCGCCACAGTCCTGACCGTCGCGATCTCGCGCATCGGACTGGCCGCCATCAGACGCCGCTCGATGGCCCGCTCGGTCTCATAGGGCACGACATAGCCGCCCGAGGTCGCCCCGCCCGACAGGCCCGCCTTGACCTCAAGCGCGCCAGACTGACCTGTCTTCAGATACCCGTCCCACGCCGCCTTCGCCTCGGGCGCAGATGCGGGCTCGGCTGGTTCGCCGCCAATGAGCGGACGCCGGCTCTGGCTCATCACCCGATCCAGCCGCGCCTGGGCCGAGGCGACCGCCTGGTCGATGCGCGCCACCTTCTCCTCCAGCAGCACATCGGCCGCCGCCTTCTTCTCGATCTCGCCCAGCCGGGCGTCGTTCGCCCCTTTGAACGCCTCGAACGCCGCCATCATCTCGCGCACGACATCGCGCGCCTCGGGCTGGCCCGAAGCCTGTTTAGTCTCTTTCATGGTGTCTCCTGCTGAAACGATTCTCCCCCGCGATGCGGGGGAGGGGGACCGCCGAAGGCGGTGGAGGGGGCGGCCGCGTCGCGACGTTCCCATTTCGCGAGCGGCCGTCATCGGCCGCCCGAAACCTGTGATTGCGGCGGCTTCAGGCGACCGCTAGGCTCGCCTCATGCCCGCGCCGATCTTCGTCGAAGCCGATCTTTACAGCCCGCTGCTTCATGCAGCTGCGCTGATCCTTTTCGCGATCCTCTTTCCGCCAGGCACGCTTTCAGCAGGGCCACGACGTGTGGCCCGCTGGCCATGGGCGGCGGCCATCGGCCTTCCGGTCATCGTCTACACGATGGCCGATATCGTCCTGACCGCTCTGCATCGCGGCGCCGAAGCTGAGGGCGAAAGTGGCCTGCCCTACCGCGCGGCGCAGATCGCGATACTCGTCCTGATCGTCGGCATCGTGGTTTTGGTGCTGCGTCGCAACGCTGCATCCAAGTCGTCCTAGTGCCCATGTCCCACCTGACGCCCCTCGAAAGCGCCGTCATTGATGCCTTGGTTTTACAAGTCTGGTACTCGAGCTTCGCTCGAACAGCCCCTCACGGCTTTGAACAAATTTCAGTCCTGTCCGGCCTCATTCGCCACCTGGATGAACACGCTTTGTGAGATGTGACGATCCGGGCCTGCGCCCGAAACCTGTGATTGAACGGCTGGCAGGCCCGCGAAACCGTGCTACCGATCCTGCTCTCTCAAGGATCGCTTCACATGCTCACGCTTGTTCTGGCCCTTTCCGGCGCGCTTCTGGTTCAGTCGCAACCTGATGTTTCCAAACTGCCTCCCGAACAGGCGGCGCAGGTCAGCCAGGTCTTTGGCGGCATGACCCGAATGTTCGAGACGCTGGGAACCTGCGAGCGTCAGTTCCCGCCCGAAGTCGGCGCGCAGGTGCGGTCGGCGCTGGCGAACGAAACCGACCCGCAGAAGCGTGAGGCCTCGGCCTTCCTTCTGGCGGCCTATGACAAGGGCAAGGCGTCTGAACGGGCGGCGACGATCACCCAGGAGCAATGCACCGCCGAGATGCAAGCCATCACCACCGAAATGCAGGCGCTCAAGGCCGAGATGGAAAAGGCAGTGGGCGCCCAGGCGGACTGACGCCCCATGTCCCACCTGACGCCCCTCGAAAGCGCCGTGATGGACGCCATGATCTGGCAGATGGGCGACAGCGTCCCAGACCTGCGCGCCCAAGTCGCCGCCAGCTCGCCGGGCCTGCGTCGCAACACCGGCGCCGGCCTCTATTCCCAGATCGTCGTCGATGCGGACCGCGCGATCGCCAACCCGGACGCCACCGGCCTGTTCGGCACGGTCCATGCGATGGTCTCGGGCCTGCCCGACCCCGTGGGCTTCCAGATCGAGCTGCGCCAAGGCCGGCTGACGGCCCTGCATGGCCAGAGCTACGGCCAGGACACCCGCGCCATCGACTTCTCGACCACCGCCTTCGAAGAGGTCTTCACCGTCGACGAAGCCGGCCGCTCGATCCTGTTCCGTCCCGCCCGGCGTGCGACCGATCCGATCCCGCCCAAGCCAAAACCCGCCGCCCGACCGGCCGCTGCGCCCGCCGCCCAAGCCGCGCCAAAAGTTCAACCCAAACCCGCGTCCCAACCGGCGTCAAAGCCCTCCGATCACGCCCTGCCGTCCGCCGCCGCCTCACCGGGTCTGGCCGAGATCATCGCCGGCCTGTCCAACCCCACGGCCTCGCGCGGCGGCCAGCTGGCCTTGGTCTATCTCGGCGCCTATGCGCTGGCGGCCGTCTTCATCCTGTTCGCCCACCTCGTGCTGCACGTCGGCTGGATCTTCGGCCTGGTGCTCGCCGGCTGGGCCCTGCGCTATCTCCACGGCAAGAAGGGCCGCGCCCAGATGGCCGCCCTCGCCGAAACCCTCGACCGCAACGGCGCCTTCCAGGCCCTCAAGCCAAACTGAACCGCGCCCCTGGCAGCATCGGAAACGTCACCAGCGACACCTCCCACAGATCGACCGCGCTCAACACCCGCAGCCGTCCCTGACGCCGGGCCCGCGCCGTGCGGTATCCGATCGACAGCCCGTCCAGCGCCCCGGCTCGGCTCAACGCCCCGGCGAACCGCGCCTCGGCCGACCAGTCTTCGATCCGGCCGCGCACGAACAGACCGCGCGCATCCTCGACGATCTGCTCCCAGACCCCGACCGGCGCGCGCGCATCGTGCTGGTTCAGCATTCGCACGCCCTCGGCGCCCGTCTTGGCCAGACTGTCCGCAAACGCCCCCGCCTGGACCACGTCCCCGTTCAGATCCGCCACGCCCCACAGCAAGGCGTAGCCTTCGATCGCCAAGGTGCTCATTTTCCCTCCAACCGCCGCTCGATCCGCTCCACGGCCGCCGCAGTCGCCTCGCCCTGGACCTCCAGCCGCGCCAGCCGTTCGGCGACCAGCCTCTGCTCCCCGACCCGCTGTTCCAGCGTCGCGATCCGCGCTGCGGCGCCGCCGGCCCAGACCAGGCCGCCCACCGTCTGCACAACGACGGCGATCAGCAGCGCCGTCGGCACGCGCCGGATATGATGTTCGGTCATGCCCCCAACCCCGCCATCCGCCGACGCTCTTCGTCGGTCAGGAAGCTCGCCGCCTCCAGACGCGCCCACAGGGCGTCCCGCTCGGGCTGCAGCGCCGAGACCGCATCCAGGTCCGCCCGGATCTCGCACCCCGCGAACCGCTCGCCCAGCCAGCCCGTCATCGCCCCCGCCGCCTTTCGCACCAGCGGGATCACCGTCTGACGCCAGAAGGCCGCATTGGCCTCGCGATAGTTGGCGTAGGTCGCATCGCCCGGAATCCCCAGCAGCTGCGGCGGAACCCCGAAGGCCAGGGCGATCTCGCGCGCCGCCGCATGTTTGCCGGCCGTGAAATCCATTTCCGCCGGCGTCAGGCTCAGCGGCTTCCAGTCCATCCCGCCCTCCAGCAGGATCGGCCGCCCGGCGTTGGTCGCCCCGGCATAGACGTTCGACAACTGATCCTTCAGCGCCTCGAACTGCCCGTCCGTCAGCCGCTCGCCGTTCCTCGCCCCATAGACCAGCGCCCCCGACGGCCGCGCCGCATTGTCCAGCAGGGCCTTGTTCCAGGCGCCCGCCGCGTTGTGCGCATCCACCCCTTGCGCCGCCGCCTCCAGCGGCGACAGCCCGTACCAATCGTCCAGCGGGTGCCACAGCTTCAGGTGCATCACCGGCGCCCAGCCGTCCGCCGCCCGCCCGATCCGCACCAACCGTCCGTCCACGGAATAATCCCACGCCTCGGGCCAGCCTGACCGGCCCGGAACCACCTTCACCCGATCCGACCGCAGCGCCCACAGCTCGTCCGGCGCCCCGTCTCCATCCGCATCGCCGGTCGCCTCGACATAGGCGTTGCCCGACACCTGCAGCGCGCCATAGACCGCCTCCATCAGCTCCGCCCCCGACTGCTCGGGATTGGGCCGACGCATCAGTTTCGCCAGCGGATGCGCATCGTCACGCGCGCCATCCACGAACACCGCGAACGGCGCAGCCGCCGCCGCCTCGGCGATCATGCGGATGCAGCGATAGGCCACGGCATTCCTCTGATACCCCTCGCGCGCCAGGCTGGCGTAGTCGTTGGGCGTCCACCTGAGCCCCACCCCCGACAAGGCAATCACCCCGCCCGCCCGGCTTTCCTTCGCCTCAGGCGCGCCCACGCGCCCCGCCTGGCCGAACGGCCACCGGATCGAAACCATCGCAATCTCCTCAGAAATTTAGGCCATATCCTCCCCCGCTTGCGGGGGAGGGGGACCGCGTAGCGGTGGAGGGGCCGACGGCGCGCTCTGCGAACCGTCTCACACCCAACCCGTTTCCGCCTCCTCCACCACGCTTCGCGCGGTCCCCCTCCCCCGTGCCGCTACACGGCTCGGGGGAGGATTTTCAAAAGTGGTCGCTCCACCCACACATGCACGACCGCCCCCGCCGCCAGACTGGCGATCACCGTCAACGCCACCACCGCATCCCCCGGCAGCCCGACCATCCCGCTCTCGAACAGCCTTCCCAGCGCCCGGATCACCAGCACATGGACCAGATAGATCGAATAGGACGCATCCCCCATGAAGGCTGCCGCCCGCGCCAGCCGCCCCGGCGCCCGATCCGTCCGCTCCATCCGCACCACGCCGAACACCAGCAGGGCGCTGGGCAACCCCCAGATCAGCACGCGCCTCAACCCGTTCCACGGATCGTTCAGCGCCCGCACATCGTCGATGCCGCCATAGCCAAAGACCAGGCTCAACCCGAACCCGACCAGCGCCAGACCGACCGCCCACAGCGCCAACCCACGCGGCGCGAACCGCCAAACCGAGGCGATCCCGACGCCCAGCAGAAACTCCAGAATGATCGGCGCGCCCCAGAACCTCAGCACCGGCGCCGCCACGACCAATCCGACCGCCAGCATCACTGCATAGGCCCCGACCAGCCCCCAGCCGACCCGCCGGCCGCCCGCCATCGCCCCACCCGCTATGGCCAGGCCGAACCCGGCGTAGAACAGCATTTCAAAACACAGGGTCCACCCCGGCCCCAGCGCCGGAAACGTCATCTCCAGTCCGCTGAACGGCCAAAACAGGAACGTGGCCGCCGCCACCTCCGGGCTCAGCGTCCCGCCCCGCGCCATGCCAATCAGGATCGGCAGCGACAGCAGCCAATAGATCGGCGCCACCCGCCGAAACCGCCGCCACAAAAACCCGCCGGCCGCCTCGACGCCCGCCTGCCCCCGCGTGGTCGTGGCGATGATGAAGCCGCTGATGACGAAGAACACGTCCACGCCCACGGCGCCGAAGTTCTCCAGCGTCCCGCCCGCCAGCGCCGTCTCCAGCTCCAGCCGCGTCCCGGCCAGATCCACGGCGTGCGTGACGACCACCGCCGTCGCCGCCGCGAACCGCAGCGCCTGCACCCCGTAAAACCGCTCCCCCATCCGCCACGGTTACCACCGCGCGAGAGCGCGCGACAACCTCAGATCATCGCGCGCGCCCGCACCGCCTCGGCGATCCTCGTCTGCCCCGCCGCATTGGGATGGACGGAATCGAACATCAGCCCGCCGGCGAAACTGCCGCCTAACAGGGCCGTCCCGTCGATGGGCGTCGCCAGCCCCCGCGTCGCCGCCACCTCGAAAACCGCATCCCTCAGAGCCGCTTGCGCCGCATAGCTCGCCTTGCCTTGGGCCGGGTCGGACGGACATCCGGTCATCAGCAGCACGTCCCCCGTCGTCAGGCACCGAACCACCAGCGTCCCCAGCCCGGCCTTGTAGGTCGCGACCGCCGTCCCCGCGTTCCAGTCGTTGATCGTCAGACAAACGACCGACAGATCAGGCGCCGCCGCCGGGATAGACCCATAGGCCCGGTACTGCTGATCCGTCGTGATCCAGTCCGCGATCCGGGCTCCGCCCCATCCGGCGTTGATCACCCGCGCCCGGCGCACATCTGACCGCCACGCAAACCCGCCTGCAATGAACACCGCCCCGCCCGAGGCCCAGCGCACGCTCACCGGTCCGGTCGTCTCGGGAAAGGCCACGGTCGTGACCTCCATCGACGCCGCCTTGGTGGTGCTTACCGTCGCCCGCACTGCGCCGTCCGTCTCGACCGTCAGCACCCCCAGCGCCGTATTGGTCACGGCCCACAGGTCGAACCGATCGACCGGCCGGTCCGGCTGAAAACTCCAAACGCCCGTCGACGTGGCCGCGCCCGAGAACAGCTTGCCGCCCATCCCGGTCAGGGCGTTTACGCCCCACCCGGCGCCCATCGTCACACGCGGGTCATAGCTGGAATAGCCTCCGCTGGCCCCATCCGCCGCCCCCGCGCCCGCGACCGACGCCGCCGAGGCCGGCAGTCCCCGCCCGCTCATCATCGCCGCCAGCCGTTCGGGCCAGGCGCCCGCCCGACCGTTCGGCGTCCAACCGCCGGAGACCGCGCCATAGCCCTGGGTCACGCTGTCGCCGATGCACAGCAGCCGCGCCTCGCGCCCGCCCGCCTGCATGGTCCTGACCGCCGCCGACCAGACGGGCAGGTCGGGCACGGCGAACCGCGCCCCACCCAAGACACCGGCCAGCACCCCGCCCGGCGCCGCCGTCGCCGCTCCGATCTCGACACCCGACATCAGTCGAAGGCCGCCACGATCTGCGTCGCCGTCGTCCCGGTCGCCAGCACGCGGCGCACCTGTACCGGCAACCAGCCCACCGGATGGTTGGCGAACGTCACCGCATCCCCATCCTCAGCCCCGACCGTCAGCACACGGACATTGCCCGCCGCCCCGACATACAGCGCCTTGGCGTAGGTCGTCAGATCGGCCGCATCGCTGGGCGTCACCGCCGCCGCGCGCCTCGCCGGCCCGCCCGCATCGCGCCCATGGTTCAGCAATCCGTCCCGCTCGGGAATGGCCGGCATATTGTCTCTCCTGTCGTTGAAATCTCGAGGCTCTAAAGCCCCCGCAACCGCGGTCCCGCCGACTGCGGTCCCAGCATCAGCCGCGTGATCGCCCACACCAGGGCGTCGGCCCGATCCGGGCTGGGTCCGCCCTCGCTGCCCAGCGCCAGCATCTCTTCCTCCAGGGCCGGGAAGGCATCGCAGTGGACCACCCGCCCCTGTTCATAGAGCAGGGCCACCGGCTCGGCCCGCGCCGCCTTGGACCGCGAGGCGTGGATCATCTCGATCCGGCAAGGACACGCGCTGATGGCCAGAACCGACCGCACCATGTCGCCGCCCTGATTGCTCTCGGCGACCACCTCGTGCGCGCCGAACTCGCGCGCGGCCGCGCTGACCGCCCCGCCCCAGCTCCGGGGCGAGCGCCCCTGCACCGTCCGGTCGGCCAGCACGAAGGCGTGGCGACCTTTTCGCCCCACGACCACGATGCCGCAGGCGTCTCCGGTCGCGGTCGCCGGCGGATCGACCGCCACGACGATCCGGTCCAGTTCGACAGGTCGCGCGCCCCTGGCCCGTTTCAGGTCCGCGATGCGGAACAGGGCGCCCTCGCCCTCGACCACCACGCCTTCCAGCTCCTGAGCCGCCAGCCGCGTCCCGCCATAGACGTCGTTCAGATGCGCCAGAAAGCCGGGCGAGAGATTCTGCGCGTTCAGCGCCGTCGCCGCCCGTTCCGTCACCGTCCCCGCCTCGGCCATCAACCGCCTCAGCGCAGGGATCGGCCGGGGCGTCGTCGTTACCGCCAGCAGCGGCGAGGCCCCCAGCCGTAGTCCGAACCTCAGGTTCGACAGCACCATCTCCGGGCGTCGCCAGGCGCAGAACTCGTCCGCCCAGGCGGCATGAAACTGCGGCCCCCTCAGACTGTCGGGATCCTCGGCCGAAAACGCATAGGCCGCCGACTGATTTTTCCACACCAGCCGACGCCGCCCCGCTTCCCAACGCGGCCGGTCGCCCGGCTCCGCCAGCGCCTTGATCCCCGACGCCCCCTCCACCATCACCTCGCGCACGTCGTGCAGGGCGGGGCCGACCAGCGCCAGGGTGATGCCCGAAAACTCGCGGGCCAAAACGTCGATCCAGACCGACCCGGCAAAGGTCTTGCCCGATCCCCGGCCGCCCAGCAGCAGCCAAGTGTTCAGGCTCAGGTCAGTCGGCTGATACTGGTGTTTCAA